ATTAGGTAAATATGTTGCCATGGGGCAACAAGCTGCTTCAGCTGTAGATTCATTTCAAAAAGGCAAAGGCGCATCAGGTACAATTAAAAGTTTGGCACAAACTCCTGAAGTTGCTGAAGCTTTAGGTACAGCAACAGAAGGTAATATTTTAGGTTCAGGTGCAACGAGTTTCTTGTTATATGCAGGTGGTAATGCATTGAACCCACAATTACAAGTTTTATTTAAAGGCACTGATATGCGTCAGTTCCAATTTGATTTCTTATTTGCACCATTTAGTCCTGATGAAGCAAAAAATGTTATGGAAATTATTAAAACATTTAAATTTCATCAAGCTCCTGAAGTTAATTCATCAGGTATGGGTAGATATTTTATTCCACCATCAGAATTTGATATCGACTTTTTACTTAATGGCCAAATCAATACTAAAGTCCATCAAATTGGTACTTGTGTATTGACGAATCTTAACGTTGATTATGCACCAAATGGTTGGGCAACATTTAGTGACGGAACACCAACACATATTAAATTAACATTACAATTTATGGAAACAGAAATCGTCACAAAAGAACGAGTTGATAAGGATAATTATTAATGTCAAAATATTTTAATAAGTTTCCTAAATTAATTTACACCAGACAAGGTGTATCTAATTTAGCAACAGATATATTAACAAGAATAGATGTCATCAAAGGTATATTAGATAATACTTCTTTATTTTACACATATAGTATTCAAGAAGGTGATACACCGGAAATGATTGCATCGAAGTATTATGGTGATTCTGAATTGCATTGGATTATATTAATTTTTAATGAAATTATTGATCCATTTTATGATTGGCCTATGCACTACCGCCAATTTATCATTTTTCTGACAAATAAGTATGGTTCACCGGCAACAGCACAAATAACTAATCATCACTATGAAAAAATTGTAACATCTATTGATGGGTATACCGGTAAAGTGACCACTGATGTTTATCAAATTGATTTAGATTCATATAATCATATACCAGCAGAACCAACCACAGAAACTAGAGTTTTAAATAATCAAACTATAACTGTTACTACAAGTAGACGAGCTGTATCTTGTTTTGATTATGAGAATGAATTAAATGAATCTAAACGAGTGATTAAATTAATTAAAAATAATCTAGTTCCCGATATAAAAAATCAATTTGAAATCTTAATGAGTGCATAATGGCTGACGGTTTAGTATTTCCACAAGATTTTACCCTAGAATCTTGCAAAATCATAACATCTCAAGGTAACCCTTTTGAGTTTAGATTTATGATGATTGAGTTAAATTACTTTGAAGATTTGTATAATAATACAATTTCTGGTAATATGTTTATCAATGATTCTAGTGGATTCCTATCATTATTAGGTTTTAATGGTAATGAATTTCTTTCAATTAAATTTGGTAAACCAGGTTCAGATGATAAAATTGATCGTGTTTTTAGAATATTTAAAGTATCTGATAGAAGAATGGTTAAAGACGGTAATGAAAATTATATTTTACATTTTACTTCGGAAGAAACAATTCTCTCAGAACAATATAAAGTAAGTAAATCATATCAAAATAAAAAAGTATCTGAAATTGTTATTGATGTCATGAATAGTGATTTACAAGTTAATCCTAAGAAATTTTTAACAACAAATGTTGAAGAAACAAGTGATACGAGAGATATAGTTTTACCTTTATTATCACCATTTGAGGCCATCAATTGGTTAGCAACACAAGCAATATCTAAAACACCACAAACTCAAGGTTCACCATATTTGTTTTATGAAAACTATTATGGTTATAATTTTAAATCTTTACAATCATTGTTTGATTCACCAGTTTATGGGATATACAAATATGAACCCAAAAATTTAACGATGCCTGATGATGCTCGTGTCCAAGACATGGGTTTAGAACTTAAAAATATTCTTGTGTATGAAATGGTAAATAATTTTGATACACTTAATTTGATTGATTCTGGTGCTTTTGCAAATAAACTTATTGCTATTGATACCATTCGTTCAACTTATTCAACAACTGTTTTTGATTATGATACTTATTTTAAAAATGCTAAAAAATTAAACACCTATGGAATCTTATCAAATTATAAGAATAGAAGAGGTGATGCGGCTAATACTACATATGATGGTGTATTAAAGACTGTTACAACCAATACTGGACAATCTATAAAAAGTTCATATATTCGATCACATTATCCAGGTGTTAAAGATATTAATATTGAAACTCGTATACCACATAGAACAGCACAATTTGCACAAATTAATGCCATCAAATACAGAATAACTATTCCAGGTGATCCAAAAATGACTGTCGGTAATGTAATTGAAATGCAAATACCTGATATGATGGTCAACGATAAAGGTGGCCGAGATAAGGATAAGTATTACACAGGTAAATATTTGGTAACTGCTACACGTCATAAAATTGACCAAGAAAACAAATATGTAACTCTTATTGAATTGAGTAAAGAAAGTATACCAAATGCTTATGATGCAATCGACAATGAATCACCAGCGTGGAAAGAAATTAAAGGTAAATAATGGCACAAGAAAATAGTTTCATGGGATTAAATGGGTTTGTATGGTTCTTTGGTGTGGTAGAAAACCGTGATGATCCATTAAAACTTGGTAGAGTTCAAGCTAGAATATTTGGTTGGCATACAGATAATAAGATGAAAATACCAACTACCGATTTGCCATGGGCTCAACCTGCTTTTCCACCAAATTCATCAAATCTAACATCAGCACCAAAAGAAGGTGATATGATTTTTGGATTTTTTACTGATGATGACGCAGCACAATTTCCAATATTTTTAGGTGTTTTACCAGGCATTCCAGATTTCACTCCAGCAGAAGGATCAGGTTTTTCTGATGCAAGAGTTCAACAAAACTTGGATGGCGCTCCTACGAAACCCTATGCTCGTTCCTTATACAATAATGGCGTAAATCTCAAGTCATATTCAAAAACTAGATATCCGAGAGATTTAAATCAACCCACCACCTCTAGACTTGCCAGAAATGAAGATACTGCAAATACTGTTTATCAATTCAGAAAAGATAATTGGATAACTGCAGAATCTACCAATGGTTCTAAATGGAAAGAACCATTTCCGTCATATAATGCACAATATCCTTTCGATAATGTATTAGAATCTGAATCTGGCCACATTTTTGAATTGGATGATTCAGCAGCTAATGAACGTGTGATGATTGCACATAGAACAGGTACCACTTCTGAAATGTATCCATCAGGTACCAAATTGGATAAAGTTGTTAAAGATAATTATACAATTGTTCACGGCTCAGATTTTTGTTATGTGAATGGTAAAGTTGAATTAACTGTAGAAAATGTCGCCAAGATAAGAATCAAAGGTAACACCACCATAGAAATCGATGGTAACGTTAATTGGAAAGTTGGCGGTGACATGAACTTATCAGTGGGAGGTAATTTAAATCTCAAGACCGCAGGTAACATGACCTCACAAGTGTCAGGTAACTATGCTGAGGTTGTAGGTTCTCGTAATGAAATGTCGTTGGGTGACACATCAATTAGATATAATACTGATTTACATACTTGGGTTGGTGGTGATACATATACACGAAAACAGTCAGGTCAAACAGATTTTGGATGTCCATCAGATACTAGAAGTGGAGGTTCTGATTGTGGTGATGTTGCATATCCAACAACTGCAAATTTAGGTTCACCAAATCCATACAATAATCCAGATGAGGTTCAACCAATACCTGAGATTGTTAGAACAGTTATCTATAATGGTCAAGTTGATGCCAATACGGCCGCTGCACCATTAACTGAAGCTTATGCAAGACCTGTAGCACCAACAGTTACACCTGAAGTTGCTAATGTAGCATCTGCTAACGTAGTTTCAACTGGTTGTTTCACGTTTGAAATGGTTAAAGTAACAGCAAGTGTTAAAGATGCTGAAGTTCAACAAATTACAGACGCTCTCAATAAAGCTTGTGAACCGTATAATATTAATACCAAGTTACGTAAAGCTCATCTATTAGCTCAAATGTCACACGAATCTGGTGGTTTTAAATACAAAAAAGAGATTTGGGGTCCAACAGCCGTTCAGAATAGTTATGAAGGTCGTGCCGGTCTTGGTAACAACCAACCAGGAGATGGTGAAAAATTTCAAGGTCGTGGATATATTCAAGTGACTGGTCGTGCAAACTATACCAATTTTGCCAACTTTGTTAAGTTATCACTTGATGATACAATTAAATATTTAGAAACAATTGAAGGTGCGGTGATGAGTGCTGTTTGGTATTGGAATACTAGAAGTCTTAACAAATATGCAGATCAAGATGACATTAAACAAATCACTAAACTTGTAAATGGTGGTTACAATGGACTTGATGATCGTATTGTTAGATATAATAAAATCTTACCTTTATCAACATAAATAATACATGGCTTCTACAATACAAAATAGATATTCAGATTTAGACCTTACTTTTACTATGCATCCTGTAAAAAAAGACATAGTGTTGAGTATTGATGACCAAGCTATTGCTCGTTCAGTTCGTAATCTTATATTAACAAACCATTACGAAAGACCATTTCATCCAGAAATTGGTTCTAATGTTCGTAAAATGCTATTTGATCCTATTTCACCACTTACCGCAAATTATTTACAACGTGAGATAGAAGATACCATTAAAAACTATGAGCCAAGAGTAAAACTTCAACAAGTTATTGTTCAAGTTGAACCCGATACTAATAGTTATTCAGCAATTATAAGTTTTTATATCAACAATAGAACACAACCATCTACATTAAATTTGGTTCTACAAAGGTTAAGATAATATGGCAACCGCAAATTCAAACATTCAGATATCAGATTTAGATTTTGATGCAATCAAAACCAATCTTAAAACGTTTCTACGTTCACAAGATAAGTTCAAAGATTATGACTTTGAAGGTTCGGCATTATCTAATCTCTTAGATTTATTAGCTTACAATACACATTACAATTCATATTATTTAAATATGGTAGCTAATGAAATGTTTTTAGATACGGCAGCTCTTCGTAGTTCGGTAGTATCTCATGCTAAACTTTTAAATTATACTCCTAAATCAGCAACAGCACCTACCGCAACCGTTAATTTAATTGTAACAGGTCTTGATGTTGCATCATTAACTATTGGTAAATTTACTGGTTTTTCATCTGAAGCAATTGATGGAGTAAATTATAAGTTTGTTACTAAAGAAACTGTTACGAAAAATGTATCTGGTGGAACTGCGCAATTTTTAGGTCTTGAAATTATTCAAGGTGAACCTATCTCATTATCATATACATATTCTAGTTCATCAAATCCAAAATCTATATTTTCATTACCAGACGGCAATATTGATACATCAACACTTATTGTTCAAGTTCAAAATTCATCTATTAATAACACACTCATAAATTATACAAGAGGTGAGAATGTATTAAATCTTAATGAAAATTCAACCGTTTACTTCTTACAAGAAGGTTTAAATGGTAAATATGAAATTTATTTTGGTGATGGTGTTTTAGGTAAAAAATTAACTGATGGTAATATTGTCAGAATTTCTTATGTTGTAACCAAAGGTAGTAGTTCTCTTGGAGCAAACAACTTTGTATTATTAGATACAATTGGTGGTGTGCCAACAATTTACCCATTAACTGGTGCAACTAATGGTTCAGATAAAGAATCAATCGAATCAATTAAATATACTGCACCTAAAGCATATTCAGCACAAGGTCGTGCCGTGACTGTTGAAGATTATATTTCTGTTTTACAAAATAATAAAATTGGCCTCACATTTGATTCAGTTAATGTTTGGGGTGGAGTTGACTATGCTACTCCAGCATTCGGTCAAGTGTTTATCTCATTAAAACCAAGTGGTGCATACAATATTACGGCAACACAGAAACAAAGATTAATTAATGATGTATTAAAACCTGTATCTGTTGTTACGGTAAAGCCAACCATCATTGATCCAGATTATACTTATTTAAAAGTGACAGCTGATATTGTTTATGATCAAAAAAGAACAAATTTGTCTTCAACTCAAATTCAAGACAATGTAAAAATTGCTATTAGAAATTTTGGTAAAACTTCATTGAATACATTTAATTCTTTATTTGATATGTCTGATTTATCAGCTTCAATTAAAGCGGTAGATGGTTCTATTATTGCAACACAAGTTGATGTTAAAGTTCAAAAGAAATTCTTACCTACACTTGGAATACATAAAACATATACACTTAATTATGGTGTTCCATTAGAAAGATCAGTATTTACTGCTGGTATTAATTCATTTCCAACAATAAAATATTATAGTATTGATGGACAAATAAATCTTATTAATGATGTTTATATTGAAGAAGTTCCATTTCCAGCATCAGGTGTTGAATCAATTAATATATTAAATATTGGTTTTGGTTATATTGACACACCTACAGTTAAAATTACGGGTGATGGTGAAGGTGCAACCGCAACTGCTGTTGTTGTCAACAATCATTTAAATAAAATTAATGTAACAAATTCGGGTAATAATTACACTCAAGCTATTGTAACGATTGAAAATGCTGCAGCTGACACAACAGGAAATTCAGGTTCCGCTTATGCAATTTTAAAAGGACAATATGGTAAATTAAGAAGTTATTACTATGATTCTAAAAATAAGAAAACAATTTTAGAACCAAATATTGCTACAGTTGATTACTATAATGGCACGATATCATTTAATAATTTTAACCCATACGATGTTAATGATCCTTTAGGTCAATTAACACTGACTGCAACTCCAAAATCAACTATTATCGAATCAACGAAAAATAGAATTCTTTCTATTGATGAATTTGACCCTCAAGCTGTTATTGTTAATGTAACTGCAAAGTAAAATGATACCAAACGATTATAAAAACTCATTAAGAATACCTTCTCAACTTCCTGAATTTATTCGGGACGATGTGAACTATGAAACTTTTGTTGCATTTGTTGAAGCATATTATGAATGGCTTGAATTAGCCAATACTGCTAATGCTAACACCAGTATTGCTTCAACTTCAGGTGAAGGTGTTACTTATGCTACTAAAAACTTATCTAATTATTCCGATGTAGATTCTACTCTTGATGGTTTTTTAAAGTATTATATCAATGACTTTCTTCCATATTTTCCAGAAAATGCTTTAGCAGATAAATCTAAAGTATTAAAAATAGCAAAACAACTTTACCAAACTAAAGGCACACCAGCTTCCTATAAATTATTATTCAGATTATTATATAATTCTAGTGCTGAAATATTAATGACTGGTGATTTAGTATTTCGTGCTTCAGCTGGTGAATGGTATGTTCCAAAATATTTAAAAATTAAAGGTGATACTTTTCTATGGTTAACTGCCGGTATGGAAAGTTATCGAGTATTTGGTAAAAAATCTAAATCTTTTGCTACAATAGAAAAGATTATAATAAATGGAACTAAATGTGATGTTTATATTTCAAATATTGAAAGACTCTTTGAATCAGGTGAAGATGTTATTGTTGTCGATTCTAATAATCGAGACATTTATGTTAAAGATGGTGTAATTTCTGAAAAAACTATACCTGGTTCTTCAACTGTTACAGGTAAAGTTGTAGGTGCTTTATCGACAATTAGTATCAATCCAAAATACAGAGGTTTAACATATAATGTTGGTGATCCTGTTGTGGTTTATGGTGGATTATCATCAAATGCCGCTATAAGTGCATCTGCTGAAATTTCTGAAGTCACTAAAGGATCTATTCAGAGAATTAATACTTTAAATGGTGGTTATGGTTATATACCAGGCCAAGCTTCAATCAATTTTGCAACATATTCAAATACAACAATAGAATTTATTCCGAATGATGGCGGTGCAGCTGCACACGTGGCTACTTTTGAAAATCAAGGTTATTCTAATATTAATACTGTCGATCTTGATAGAATATCAATTAAACAAAACATTATATTAGGAAATGCAAATTATTATTTTGCTAATACTGATACGACACCATCAGTAAATGTAAACACTCGTTTAGTAGATGCGTTTAAATTTTTAGAAGTAACAAAAGGTTATCCAATTGACTCTGTTGCTGTAGATAATGGTGGTGGAGGATTTTCTCAATTACCTATAGCTATTGCTAAAACACACGTCTATGATGTAGATACTGGTGGTCAACACGATCTTTATGAAATTGGTATATTAGCACCAATTGAAATTGTTCATCCAGGTTTAGGTTATGAAGTTAATGATAGAATTACTATCGATGGTGGTCATGGTTATGGTGCTACAGCTAATGTAAAAACTGTTGATGACAGTGGTTCAATTACATCTATCGAATATGTTCCTTATGAAGATTTCACCACAATATATCCAATAGGTGGAACAGGTTATGATATTGAAGATGTCTTAGGTACAGGTATAGCTCCACAATTAACTGCTCGTGTGAGTTCAAATGTGGCTGTAAGTTCTATTACTCAAGGTAAATTCAACTTATGGGAAATTGTATATCAATCAACATCTGGTGATTATGACGAAACAGTATTTTGGGGTGGAATAGTTAATGGTATTGATACAATAAACAAAGCACTTAAAGTTTATAATGTTCAAGGAACTTTAGACAACACTTATCTTATTACTGGAATCAATGGTAATACGGTAACAGCCACATCAAATACAATAAATGGTATTGGTGCTGAATTGTTTATTCCTGGTATTTTAGGATACGGTGCTGAATTCCAAATAACTACAGATCGAATTGGTTCTATTACTAAAATTAAAATTACCGATCCAGGTGAAGATTATATTGCTTCTCCTAACGTTTCATTTAGAGTTCAAGATTTATGTGTGACTGGTATTACTGACATAGCTGGAATTACACAAGGTTCAATGTTATTCCAAGGCCAAGATGCTGATAATGCTGAAGATACAATGGATGTTGACCTTGCTCCATATCAAGCTTATGTTGATAGATTAACTATTTTAACAGAAACGGGTATTGTTGAAAATAATATCTATAATTTAAGAGTCTATAATTATTTTGGCACTCCTTCATTATATGATGCAGGCAATGCAGCCAACACAGTATTACAAATTGATAATGAAATTCAACCATATCCGCAAATGATTTTAACAACCATAAAAGATGCCGATTTAGGTTATTCTAATGGTGTTAAAACATATGGCGATGGCAATGCTCGTGGTAGTTCTAAATTCTTAAATGGTTTAATATTTGGTCAAGGTATTTACTTAGATACTAAAGGACAACCAAGTTCTTATTCGGTGATACAAAGCAGAAATTATAATGATTATACTTATATTTTATCTGTTGAACAACCTATATCAAAATATAGAAATATATTAAAGAATTTATTACATCCAGCTGGTATGAAAGTTATTGGTCGAGATTTATTAAAAAATCAAAAAGCATTTAATGTGGGTCATGATTCAGGTACATCACAAATTAAATCATTACAATATTGGGCTAACTGGCCAGTAGGTAATCCATATGCTTATGTTACTATGAACGTATCAGGTATTATTTCTAACTCTATGATCAAAGTCGTTTCAGGTGGTACAGGGTATTCACCAAGCACGACTGTAACCATTAATGCTATTGATGGTAAGGGAACAGGTGCGACTGCTGTAGCTAATATTGCTAACGGTGTAATTGTGTCTATTGATGTAACTAATCCAGGTAAGAATTATATCCTCAGTCCTAATATTATTGTTTCTGATCCTACAACACGTGGTGGTAATGCTAATGTCTCATTATCAGTTTCAATTGATTTATCATCTAATGTGATGGTTATTCAAAACATGAATGGTGGTAGTCTTGAGTCGATAACTCAAAATACACATTGGATTACTGTATATCCTGAACAATCAAATGGTAACTGTAAAGTATATTCAACCACAAAAGACTATGATAATGCAAATTCTATTATTATATTAGAAGATGATACATTCTTCACATTCCCTAACGTCATTTATGGTTATGCAAACGCAAATTCAATTGCTGTGACTGTTTCTGATAGAAGTATTACTGATACTCCTGTCTATGACATTGTTAATGGTAAAAATTATAGTAATACTCAAAACCATTTAGAAGACATCGTTTTTGCTGGTGATAATATAACAGTGGCCGGTAACACTTATGTGGTTCAATCGGTCGATTACAATGCACATTTGATTTATATTGTAAATGCTGCTGGTATATTAGGCACACAAGACGGTGATTCGGTACAAACTGAAACTGATGTCAATAATTTAGTTGTTGGATCATATTCATTAATTTTTGGAACTGCAGAAAATCCTGTTCCAATGACGATAAATAGAAGTATATCAACGGGGAATGTCTTTATTAAGACACTCATATAAGAAATATAGGACTTTAAATGGCTAATATTAAGTTAACCGAACTATCAGAATTAATAACTGCAAACAATCAAAATACCATATTCTATGTGGCTGATTTGAGTGTTAGTCCAAATATATCTCATTATATTCGATTAGGTCATTTTACTTCGGATAATGGTATAGCTTATATAGCATATGCTGAGGCTAATGCTTCTTTTATAAAAGCAAACACCGCATTATCTGTTGGCTGGAATGCAAATATAGCATTCAATCAAGCAAACTCCGCCTATTCATTTTCTAATACTGGTTATACTCAAGCCAATAATGCTGGTTCTTTTGCTAACGGGGCTTTCACTAAAGCAAATTCAGCTGGTTCTTTTGCAAATGGTGCTTTTGATAGAGCAAACTCATCTTATGCCTTTGCAAACACAGGATATACACAAGCTAATAATGCTGGTTCTTTTGCTAATGGTGCTTTTGTAACGGCTAACTCAGCAGCATCTTTTGCTAATGGTGCTTTCAGTAAAGCAAACTCAGCTGGTTCATTTGCCAATGGATCATTTGATCGTGCTAATTCTGCTTATGCTTATGCTAATACATTAGCTTTATCTAATATATCAACTATTGTATTTAATCGTGCCAACTCAGCATATGATCATGCTAATGGTGCTTTTAATAGAGCTAATGCAGCTTTCCAACAAGCTAACAATTCATTTAATGTAACTAATGTCGCTTTTGATGTTGCTAACTCAGCCGCTTCATTTGCTAATGGTGCTTTTAGTAAAGCAAACAATTCTGTAATCAAGACTGGTGATAATATTACAGGTGTAGTAACTGCACCTACTGCCGCTAACGGCACAAGTAATACGATGATTGCCACTACACAGTTTGTTAATAATGAATTGACATTATACGCTACAGGTTTAGGTATTAATCAAACATGGGTTGATGTTACATTATCAAGAGCAAATAATGTTACATATACGAATACAACAGGAAAACCAATTATGGTTCATATTAAGACTTCTTTTAGCAATTCAGCATATGGTTCTTATATCATAGGATATGTTGGTTCTGTTGAAGCTGGAT